AAGGTTTGCATTGTTAGATCACTTTCTCCTGGAACTTCAAAACAACCTTGCAGTGTGCCAACTCTATCTGTAATAAGATTTACATTTGCTACAGTTGCTTCAGCACCACTTGTTTGACCCTGTAGAGTCATTGTATTAACAATGTGTCCACTAAAGGTTGGATTTTCTTCAGATGCAAGAGTTACAGTATCTACATTGAGAATTGTGCTTTCAGCAGAATATACTGATGGAACATTATTAGACCTCAAGTATGGATTACTATCATAGAAATCACTTGGATTATTATAAGGTCCATATTTGTGATTTGCACTAGCAACTCTAAATCTAATTGATGCTGAACTATTACCTGGAATTGATCCTACAACTTCTTCACCCACCTGGAAAACTCCAGAGTTCATAGTGATTTGAATTAATTTAGGTGTACATCTTAAAGTTACATTGACATTATCAAAGAATGCAAATACCTGAGTATTTGGTTTCATCCTAGTTGCAGTGAATTCAATATTTCTCTCCCTCATAAAGTTGGAGATAGTTCTATTTGTGATTCTGGTGCCAAATGACTCTGCATCTGTAAGCACTTCAGTTACAGTTTGTTGAACACCTGTTCTATTCTGCTCAATATTAATAGTACCATCAAGTGTGGTAGAATTAATTGTACTTAAATTAGCATTGTTGCCACGCAGACCTAATGACCCAGTTGATTGACCTGTTCTATTTGAAAATGCAGCAAATGATTCATTTTGAGTTGTGCCTGTAAGGTCAAGATTAATTCCAGTAGTTTCCCAAGAGTTCCACAATGTAGGTGCTACACCAGTTCTAAGACCATCAGCACCATCAGTAACATCTGCTTGAAGTGCAGCTGCAACTGATTCAAAATTACCCTCAATAATAACATCATTTACTTCTGGTTCAAGAGTGCTAACCCATACATCAGTAGTTGGATTTAGTGCAACACTACCTTGATAGAAATCAATCAAGAATGGAGTTACATTTTCAACTCTAGTAGCATATGGTTGTGAAATTTCAGCAACCTCATCATAAGTTAAACTAACCACATTACCAGTTCTTCTCACATTCTGTCCTGATAATGCAGTAAATCTTGCATCTGCATCTGCTTGAGTAACAGTACCAATTCCTGGAATCACAGAACTACCAACTTGAAGATTTATGGCAGTTGTGTAATGTGCAGGTCTTAAAACTTTTGCAACTGGATCAATACTATTTCTAACTCCAATAGTTACATCTTGTGGTGTATAAGAAGAGAAGTTATCAATAAAAATACCAGATTTAAATCTATTCAGACCATTTGCATCTGAAACAAATGCATTTAAAGTGTTCTGCTCAAGCATGTTGAGAGAGGTATAATATTCAAGGTTTTTAATCCTTCTCTCAAGTTTTGCGATATCATTCATCTGATATCTCTTATGTTCTACAAATTTAATTTTTGAGTCTCTAACATCATAAAGATATGGAGGACTAAAAATATTTGAAATATTAAGAGCACCAGGAAGAACATCAGGTAATTCTGGTCTATCAGAGGGAGCACCAAGTGTTACTTGAATAGTGCCATTCTTAGTCAGATAAATTCTATCTGCTCTTCCAAGATAATAATCATATGCCAATAAAGAAGATTCATCACTTGCAAATACATGTTTTGTGCTATGATTTCCATTGTCAAAAACTCTGCCATCAAATTCAAATGGTGAATTTGCACCCTCTGCGACATTATAATTAGAAACTCTAGGTCTTAAATCAATTAAATCAGTGTTTCTAAATCCATCAATATTTTGAATTTCTGTAGAATAATTACAATTAGTGTATGAATTTGCAGTTGTAATATCTCCTGTATCACTTGAGTCATAATCAAGATAACCATAATAAATTAGAAGTTTCTTAGTAGGTGTATGAGCACCTCTTGTTCTCTTAATTCTTGATATATCATAAATGTCACTTCTTTGACCATTATCAAAGTCAAATGAAGATGTAATATTTGGTGAACCAGATAGGATATTACTTACATTTGCCTGAACACCTGTATTTGTAAACGTGATAATCTCACCATCTTGGAATTCTTGATTATTAACATAAGCAAAAGCAATTGATGATGAAGACAACTGCTCAAGATAAATTGCTTTAGCACTGCTCAAATTGCCAACAAATACATCTCCAAATTGAAGGTCATTAGTGTTAGCACTTGGACCTGTCATGTTAGTGACAGTAAGCGTAGGACTTGAGGGATTATTTACATCTACTGATTCATAAACTGCATGAACAGTATAAACATCAGGTTTGTTTAATGAAATTGTTTCATCTTGTACTCTAGTTCCAAATGGATAATTGCCAAAATCAAGACCATCATTTAAAGTTGTTCCAGCAAATCCTACTGCATCAATACCTGATATTGGATCAACTGATTTATCAATAATTAATTTGTGAACAATATTTTTTCTCTTGATTTTTGAAGTAACTTTATTTTGGAGAACAGTTCCTATAAGAACTGCTGGACCAGATCCAGATAATCCTATAATTGTAACTTCTGTTCTTGCAGTATTAAAACTAAACTTATCACTTGTAAGTATTTGAGTGGTGCCATCATCATTTTGAAGAGAGTACCTTTCCTCATCAAAAGATTGCCATGTTTGAGCATCAATATCATCAACAGCAATAGCACCTGTTTCACCAGCAGCACTTATAGTTACATTTTTCTTAACTCTAATAGTGGCATTAGCATTGTTTAAATTAACTGATTTAATATTTGCATTTGGCAATGCACTATATAAAGTGTTTTTGCCTGCCTCATTTCCACTGTTGGAAGAATTTGCAAGTTTTGATGAAACAATTTTTAAGGAATTTGCATCCAAGTTTGCATTGGGAAGAGCACCATTAGCAACACCAGAAACTGTGGAAACAGCTGCAATTGTAAAATCTGTTGAGGCAACAGAAACAACTCTTGCAAAAGATACATCACCTAATCCTGGTCTCTCATATTGAATAATATTATTTGCTGTTACTAAACCAACAAAAGTTCTTCCCCCAATTGAGGGACTTGTTACTGTTGATATTCCATTACTTGCTTCTGTAATTAAAGCATTATCAAATGTAAGAATTGGACTTTGAATAACATCAGCAGTGAAGGTGTTTGCAGTACCAACAACTCCATGAACTGATTTAACATCAGACATTGAGAATTGATTTGTTGATATGATAAATCTTGTAAGATCAGTATCACCATTAAGAACAACAGATTCTCCTACTTGAAACTCTCCTCTTACATTAACTAATGTATGAGCAATTCCTGTGGCAGCAGTATCAACAAAACCTGTTGCACCGCTTTGTTGTCCTTCAACAAAAGTTGATTTTGCAAGTGTTGCTGTAAGATTTAAATTAATTTCATTTTTAAATTCAATATCAAATAATGATAAATCCCACTGATTAATGTTTGGATTAGATGTGTCATATGCACCTGACTCTAAAGCAAAGTCATAAATTCTTGCTTTTCCAATTTCCTGTCCAGTGGATAAGAATTTGTTATCATCAAGTCGTCTAGATCTGAGAGAAAGAGTATTGGTAGTGTTAAAACCAATTGGAGCATTGCCAGTTACATTATTTACTTCTAATGTTGGAGCAAAATCAAAAGAAACACCAGTATTTGCAATTGTTCTTGCTGTTCTTGGTTTTGGAATATCTATAAACTGAGGTGATTTTATCTCAGTTTCATATCCTCTTACATATGCCTTACCAGGTGAAACCTGAACAACCATTAAATCATCTGAAGGAACATTTCCACCTTGAGTAAGTTGATCTGATCTATAAACACCTCTGTTTCCTTCAAGGTTGTTCAGACTTTCTTTAATTTTTGTCTGTAACTCTTTAATATAATAATGACCTGATTCTTCAAATGTTCTTTTTGCTAATTCATTTCCAAGAACATTATATCTTGTGCTATTATTGAGGGCATTTTTTAAAGTGCCATTATTTACCTCAGCAATTTGTACAAATCCCTGGGAATCAAAACTATCAGTTGATTTCTTAGCTAAATTTGCAGTTATCTTAAGTCTATCAGCACCTGGTGCTGTAAAATTATTAAAACCACTTGCATTATCATATAATTTATTATCATCATCTGCTGTGATAATTTTTTCTTCAATTTGGAAACCAATTCTATAATTTGATGATGTTGTATATTGATCTAGTATAAGAATTTGATCATCAACAGTTACAAAATTACCCCTAAGGTAGAAAATACCTGCACTTAAAGTAAATGCAGTTCCAGTTCTTGCTGCCTGAGAAACAATAGTATTAGCAAATCCCTCGCCAGAAGCAATAAATGAATTACCAAATGCAATTGATGTATCTGATGTTAAAATTTCATCATCAAAAAATACCTCTGTTGAGTTTCCATCATCACTTGAGTCTTCATAATTTAAATATAATGTATAATTACCAATATCTGATTGCGCATTAGTAATATAAGTTACAACTCTTGCTGTTACACCAGATGTTCTTCCTGTAATCTTTTTACCAATTAATGAGTCAAGATATAAATTTACTGGAACACCTAAAAATTCAGACTGAATTTGAATACATGGAAATCTTGATTTATATGATGAGTTTCCAGGGATGACTACAGTTCCCTCTTTAAAAAGGTTGTCACCCATTGCTTCAATCTGTCCCTGAAGGATAGATTGAATATTATTCAACTCTCTTGCTTGAATAGGATAAGCAGGTTTGAATAAAACTTTATTGTAGTTAGAGGTTGCATCAAAATCATCAAAATAAGGAGCAACGTTGAGATTAGTTTCCTGTGGCATAATTCTTTAGAATTGCAAAATGATTTTGACGTCTTCTTTCTGGGTGGTGGACCTAGTTACTGGAGGTCTATTGTCAACATAGACAATATTACCTGAATATTTTTTAGATTCAGGGTTCGCAACTCCCATTGTAAATTCCTGCCCAAGATTATATGTCTTATTATTTATTACAGTACTAATACCTGTAAATGAAGTACTGATCTGTAAAGTTGCAGAACCTCCAGTAATGTTCAAAGAACCTCCTGTATTTGATAATGCATTTGCATTAAAAAGAATATTTACAAATCCATATTCTGGAGATGCGTTTTGTGTACCATCAGAATTAAATCCCACATTGGTTCTATCTTGCCAATACTTAAGGACACCAGTTGTTTGGTCATACGAAACAACTCTTCCAACTGCAGTTGAACCTAATCCCACAGTTTGTGTAATTTCACCATCTGGAGTAAAGGTCACAGAACTATATCCTGTTCCAGTTAATCTCAATGCATAAGTTGCAGCTGCTTTGTCTGATGTAAGAATACTTGATGATCCAAACTGTAATGGATTCTCAATAAGTCCTACTCTTGCAAACTGATTTCCAGTAATAAAATCTGGATTTTCTGAATCATTATCATATCTTGAATATGTTAATACATTAAAAGCACCCAGTTCAGTGTAAATGTCATGTCCATGACCACCAGGAGGTGGAATAATAACATCAAATACAGCAGATGTAGAACCAGAAATGCCTACTTCAGAGAGATCAATTGATCCATAAGTATAACCTGATCCACCATTTGTTACAGACACTGATTGGATTTTACTGTCAGCATTTACTACTACAGTTGCTTTACCATCTCTTCCATCACCCTTAATTGTCACACCTGTATAGGTATTTGCATTACCTAAACCAGCACCTCTATTTCTAATGGTGATAATTTTCAACTGTCCACTAGAAGCAGCATTTGCTTTTATTGTAGATGTTTCAGTTGTATTACCCCAATTATTAGGAACTGGAATATAATTAGTAGAATCAAATTTTATGGCATCACCAGGTTTAATTGTATAAAGATATTTCCAGATATATCCATCACCGCTAGAACCTGCTGCTTTAGGTTCTAAATCTGTAAAAGTTGGTTCATCAAGTGAAGGACTTCCTTTGAAGTTGTTTTCAGGATTTGCATTATTGAAAAGACAAATATAAACTCTGAAATCACTATTCATCACATAGTAGTTAGATGAATAGATGTTAAATGAACCAGATGGTTGTGAAGGATTTGTTCTTGAGATATCATTTCTCCACATGTCATAAATGTTACCAGATGACCAAGTG